GATCCGCAATATCAGGCATGAGGTCGGGCTTGGCTTTTCCAGAGACATCTCTATCCACGTCGATGGCTCTAACAATCCCAGTCTGTGCATCAGGATTGTGATCGCTAGGACGCGCTGAATGGCGTGTGTCACCAATCCATCCATCGGAATGACGGTCTCTGCTCGGGAATTCATCGTCAAATTGCTCTCTTAACTGTTGTCCAGCTTTGCATAGAACTGGCTTCACTCTGTCACCTCAGGCGTTATGAATACATCATTGACTGCATCGTAGATATCGCCAATGCCAGCGTACTGACCACGAATCTTTGCATTGTATGAGGTGCGAATACATCTCTGTCCACGGTAGTTGCCATACCATTCTTCAGGAGTAAGACCGTCAATGAGCTCTGTCTCATCTTTGCCTGTGATTACCTCTGTGACGATATTAGAATCATCTAGAAAAGCATAGTGAGCCATTAGACTGTTACCGTTCCTGTTCCTGCGGTGAACTTGTAAATCTTACGACCGCCCGATGTTGTCAGGGTGTAAGTCAGTCCACCACCAATAGAAGTTAGATCGGCGCGAGATGAGTCATAAGAGAGAACTACAATTCCTGAGCCGCCAGCTGCGCCATTCTCTAAACCAAATGTGCTATATCCGCCTTGACCGGCATCACCAGTATTAGCCCCTCCTGCCAATCGTGCGGCGTTAGTAACTCCTATTGCACCTGCCGCATAAGTAACTGCACTTCCTGAAATTGAGTTAGAAGTACCAGCACCAGCAGTTGCACCTGAAGCCGCACCAGCTGAACCGCCACCAGAACCTGCGCGAGTAGCAATTACTCCGTCAGAGCCCGCGTAACCTTCTACTGGAGAATATGAACCTGCGTTACCAGTTCCGCCTGTACCTAATGCAGCATTGGTAGAACCACCACCACCACCTGAACCGCCAGTCTTACCGTTGGCAGTTCCAGTACCTCCACCACCGCCACCTGACGAGCTAATGGTTGAAAGAGTAGAAGGGCTACCAGTATTGCCGGAGCTATATGCTACGGTTGATCCACCTGCTCCGACTGTTACTGTGAAAGAAGCTGGCAAAGTTTGTGCAGTTAGATATCTATATCCACCGCCACCACCACCTGCGCCTCTTGCAGGAGTTGTATTGCTACCACCTCCACCAGCTCCGCCACCAGCTACTACTAAAAAATCGTAGGTCAATAAAGGAGGTGATGTAGGAGATAGAGAACCTGCTGAGATTGCGCCAATCATTATGCTATCGCGCCCGCAACGTACCAAGTATCTGTAGCAGTCTTAATGCAGACGGCAGTTTTGTATTGAGCAAGAGTAGGAGAGGCTGCAACTGCGCCAGCTGAGAGGACTGTAGTCGTGCCTGAAGTAACCGCTGAAATAGTGACTGTTCCAGCACCCTTATTAAGGATAGTGATCGCAGTACCTACTGGGAAGGCTACTGAGGCATTTGTAGGAATCTTAAAGGCTACGGCAGTTGCCTTATTCATAGGCACAAGTACCTGATAGGCATCGTCTAGGACTGCGGTGTAATCAGCAGTCGCGTCTGCATCGACTGTGTATGCCACTAGTCCATTGAAAGCTGCCGCGGTGAGGATGTCACCTGTAGAAGCTGGGAAGCCTGTTGCCATTTATATCTCCTAGTAAGTCATCGCGGATATACCAATTATACCGCGTTCTGCGTTGCCTATGACGAATCCGTCAGTTATGGGTTCTAGTGTTGTAACTGTTACTTGCATTGAGTTAGGGGTAATGTTCCAGTTCAAGCCCTGCACCTGTAGGGTCTTGACGATTTCGCTGCCTCCGGGTTGCTGATTAGTTATCTTGCAGACATCGAAGAACTCTAATCCAATCATAGTATTGGTCGGCACGGATGGGTCTAGAAGGTCGACCGTCATGGCGTCGATTCTGATAACGGTTTCAGCTCTTGTGGCTACATAAGTCCTAGCGATATTAAGGGCTGCCGCATCTGTGTCAATGACCAGAGTATCTTGTGCATAAGAATGTGGGAAGTATCGAATAGCTGAGGCAGTATTCTCAGCGAACTGTAGAGAGCCACCCACGCGAGTAATGCTGGCTTGGTTGATGATGAGCTTGTCATCAAAGGCATATACAAGATTCTTATATGGGATACCAGTAGTCTGATTAAACTCGATAGGAGTTGAAGCAATAGATGAAACTACTTGGTTACGGCTCTTGAAGATTGCCGTGCCTGAGCCGTCGATGTAGAACGCTCCCTGCTCTGAGAACTCCACATTTTTAATAGCTCCGAGAGATGTACGAGTGCCTCCGGGGTCGGCTTGGCAATTGGAGTTACCTGTAGCTAAGGTACGCATATTAGTTGGAAAGCTAATCTGATCTAGTATCTTGCCAATGCGTGTGCCAGTAGCTTGCCCTGCTCCTGCGTCTGCAACGGTCTCAACCTGCGAGAGCTGGAATAGGCGGAAGGCATCTGAGCAATAGATATCTACATATCCAGTTTCTTGCCCTTGTGGATAGGTGTATTGGTATTGAGTCGTATAGCCTGAGAATAGGAAGTGCTGGTCTGTGCCGGTTGTAGCTGATACACGCAGCTTGCGTAAAGGCACTAGATAGCCGTAGTAGGGCGATGAAGTGTTCTGTGGGTTGAAGTATGAGTTAGGGTCTAGGACTCTTACAACCGCGCTACCAGCCTCGTAGGTATCACGCTGGATATTGCGTCCACGACTGATAGTGATCTGACGGACATCTGGAGTTAGGTCGACAATAGGAATTGGTACATCTGAAGCGCCTAATTGAGAAACTCCAATAATTCCGTACTTAATATCGCCAATCACGAAGGGAAATGAGAAGGTCGCTCCCGACGAGAAATCGAAAGAAACGGCTATCTGCGCTGGTAGCGCCATTAGTCGAAGCCACCTAGTCTACGGTTAAGGTAAGCATTGTTGCCTGACATGGCTTGACCCACGATTGCATTGACTACTTCCTTACCGTCAATCTGAACTACAATGTTTCCTGTATTTCCAGAACCATAATTCGCACCGCGCTCGCGAGCCTTTGCTACTTCATCGGCGGTAAGGTTTGGACTTGGGTACTTGCTAATAGTGTCGATAGGGCTCAATGGCTGTGTCTTCGGCGCGACTGTGCCCGGCGGCACATAAGTGATTTCAGTATAAACTGTATTGGGAAGATTAGAACCACCTATTGCAATCCGTCTTGCTTGAGCTTCAATCTTATCAAGATATCCCTCCCATGCCTTGAAGGGGTTATTAGCTTCTGGAAGGTTAAGTAGATAATCAGTAAGGTCTTTAGTATATCCCTGAGCAATGGCAAGTTCCCTAGTTAATCTAGTTACCTCGGTTGTGTTGTCTGTGGTAAGAGCTAACTGCAATTCTAGGCGCTTACGATCTTCAGCAGACACACTACCTTTAAGAGCGGCAATAATCTGGATAAGGTTCATATCAAATACAAGCGCTGCTCTATCGCGCTTGGCTTTATCTGCTGCTATCTTGGCATTGAGTTTAGCTGCCTTAAGTTGTTCAGCCTGATATTTCTTAAACTCTAAACTGCCTGGCTTAAATGTTGGCATCTTGAAGGCTTGGTCTTTTGTTTTTCCAAAAGCGTCAATAGCTAATTCAGCACTTTTAATAGCTCCAAGAGTAAGAAGGATACTTCCTACGGCAAACCAAGGGTTTATCGCAGCTTGCTCAGCGGCAGCAGCGCCAGTAGCCACACGGCGTAAGTCCTTAAATAACTGAATCATTTTTTTCATAAAGCCAGCAAATGCCACTATTCCAGCATAAATCTTACTGGCAGTAAAGACGGCAATTAAAGCCGCGCCAAAGGTCTTAACTATTGCCCAGTTCTGGTGAATCAGATTACCAATTTTAACAAAGGCATCCGCTAGGTTCTGAGCAAAGCCAATAAGCTTTGTAGATAGCTCCTGCACATTTATAGAACCTGTGATTGCCATGAGGGCATCGACTAGACCTTTACCAATAATCTCTTTAGCGGTATCAGCCGCAGTACCTAGCGCTTCCATCTTGCCAGCGTAAGTTTCTAGGTAGGCAGCATTAGATCCCTTGAACTGCTTATTAAGCTTCTCCATGATTTGCTCAAAGCTCATGCTCTTTAGTTCTGCTGCGCTCAATCCGAGCTTATACTTTTCAAGCCCCTTGGTCTGTCCTGTATATGCCTTGGTTAAATCGGCTACAACTGTAGATAAGTCTTGACCGCTACCGCGTGAAATCTCTGTAGCCAGACCGAGCATACCTTGAGCGGTAGCAGTATTCTGAAAGGTAGTAAGAAGTGATTGCATAGCTGGACGAAGTTTATCGTCAGCAATTCCTGTTGCTTTCTCCATGTTGGAGATAAAGCTTTCAATCTCTGGAAGCTCCATAGCCATGCCAAGATTCTTGACTGTCTGAGCTAGCATCGCTGCTGACTTCTCATCTTCCATGAAAGCTTTGACTGCTGACTTACCGAAGCTAAGAATGGCGGCAGTACCTAGAGCTAGTCCGAGAGTTTTGGCTAGCTTCTTTGCTGAACCCTCAAGTGATCCAATTTTCTTTTCAGCCTTATTAAAGGCTTTAGCACCAGTAAATTCGGATGCTATATCTACTTTCAGGCTAGCCATTAGACACTTGCCTTTCTAGTATTAAACTTAGCGGCAGCCTTTTCAATGGCTCTCAATACTCCTGCGGTAGCCTTGCCACCATCTTCATCGAAGGCACGGAAGATAGCTCGACCAGATGACTTTTGACTGCGACCTTTAATCTGTCCACCAAGTCGAGGTGTGAAGTTACCTGTGATTCCGGACTTGCGTCCTGCGGTCTCGTAGATAGCTCCTGCTACGCTCTTATTTAAGACTGAAGCAAGGGCAGTAAAACCTTTAGAGTTAACCCTGCTAGGGCTTGTCTTGTAGGTAACACCTTTACTTGCTTCTGCATAATCATAGTATCGAGTAGACCATCTGCCCTGAGCGTTTTCCCTCTTTAGCCAACCGCTAGGAGCTTCCTCGTTTGACGGAAGAAAGCCCCTAGCTTTTCTGGCTATAGGCTTAACAAATGATGTAATCTCTTTACTAGTTTCTTTAGCTAGATCAGGTGAAAACTTTCTCAGAGCTTTTCTAAGAGCGAGACCGCCTACTACCTTTGCTGGCATCTTCTCGCTCCTTTGCTAAATCGTATAGAACTTTGATATGGACATCTAGAACTTCCCGAGGAAGCTCCACAATAGTTTGGAAAGGTACTCCATACTCATAACTCAACCGAGTTGCAAGATAGGTGAAGGAGTACCGATCTAAACCTCCAAAGGGTCAGACTCTAAGACCTCGACTGACTTAATAGTCTCAAGGAACTTCTCACCGAATGGAGGTACGGTTTCACCCGACCGACGGATGGATTCCCAACACAACCAATAAACATCTGACTGCTTTTGGTTCTCAATGAGAGCCTTATGAAATCCCATCTTGGCATACTGCTCGAAGCTGAACTCAAGAACTGGCGTAATCTCGTACTCAGTTATTGAATTATCTGCCCTTGTTACTTTTAGCTTTGCCATGTTTTGCCCCTTTGTTAGTTGTTTAGAATGTACCTGAAGTTGCTACTGCAATTGTACCTGACACATTGAATGTAAGGCTCTGCATAGCGATATCTGCAACTGCGCCGTTAATGTCGGTTGTGTTGTTGATAAGGCATGTCATTGTGTAGAGCGGGTTAGTCGCTGATACTGCTGACGCCTTGTCCTGTAGGAATACGACTGTAACATTTGTTCCCCATGCAGCTTGAAGTGTTGGGAGAACTGAAGCTGTTGCGGTGTCGTTGAGGAAGTCGATTGTGACTGATGAAGCCTCAAGACCCTTAACGAACTTGTGTCCTGAGTCACCCATCGCAGTTACTTCGAGCTCGTCAAATGTGCGGTTGATTGTGACTGATGTTGCGTGGTCTGATAGATCAACGGAGTTAATCTTAACGCCGACCTTGTTATTCAAGAATACTGCCATTTAGGTTATTCCCCGTCTTTCTTGATAGTAGTTGGTTTTGGTGCTGGTGTTGCTGGTGGAAGCTGACCAATCTTGATTAGAAAGTCTGCTTGCTCTTTTGTCCAATCGTCCATAGATTAGCTCCATTCCGTTAGGGTTGATATGTTAATGGTGGCGGTAAGTAATGTGCCTGACTCTGTGTCGATAGTGCCAAGGTTACTTACTGAGCCAACATTAAACTTGATAGTAGATGCAGCGAGCTTATTAAAGACCGCAACCATAGTGTCCTCGATGCCAGCAAGGTTGCCCTGATTGTCCAGGAGCGGTAGATAGATACGAATCTCAAAATTAGCTAATGGAGCTACCGAGGCATACTGGTTATTGCTAGGCACGATGTAGTCACCGTTAGAAGGTGCTACGACAACGCTATTAGCTACAGGGCTTGCTGGAGGAAAGGCGAATGTTGAATATTTTGTATTATCTAAAATCGCAGTAGCAATAGCAGTTCTGAGAGTTGTGATTGCTGCCATTAGCCGACCATGCTTCTAGGGTCTAGGTAAGGCGCAATAAGCCCACGAATACGAGAGATGAGCTGAGTAGACATGGCATAGAAAGAGCCCATAGATCCATCCGGAGCCATGCCGTTACCTGAGTTCGCCTGACGGCTTTGCCAAATAGATTCAGCAATCATAAGAGCTGCGAGCTGAATAGATGGGACTGCGGCAGGGTCTAAGTAAGTCTCAGCGCCTACTGTTCCAAATGGATTGACTGGGTGCTTAACTTGAGCCACATTGTTATTGCCTGTAATGGCATAAGTAATTGAATACTCGCCAACTTCTGTAATGGTCTTTGAGCCATTGTGCTTAGATCCATTACCTGTGATAACTACTGTCTGACCGATGTAGAAAGTCTCGTTGACTACCTCATCGAAATAGAGAGTACCTGTTGTAGCGGTGTTGCTATGAGCCACATTGAAAGAATTATTGTTCCAAATGAAAGGAAGTAGAACATTATCCGCAGCGTCGCACACTTCTTGAAGTGTTGCGTCTGCATAGAGAGAGCCAACGCCAAGTGCAGCCTTAAGTTCAGCTACTGTGCAAAGTGACATTCTCTATCCTTTCATAAGAGCTGGGAGCGAGAAGGGCACTCGCCCCCAGCCGTTCTAATGGGTGTTG